CTCTAGCGTTTTTATTAATTTGTTTGGCACATGATGTACTTACATTTCTTGCGCCACTAGCCAACAAAACACCCTGTATATTTAATTGAAAATCCGCAATCCCTTCTACCGCATTACTACCAGTTAGCTTGCTAAGCAGAACACCGTCAGTATCTGTCTTAAGCACCCTAGCTATAGCCCCGTCCGAACCGGCCACCTGCATGGCTTTACCTAGGGCAGCCGAACCAAGGGTGACTATAGCATCGGAAACATTTTTCCAGTAATCACGCAATGCATTCAATGTTACCATTATTCATCCCCCTTAACTCGCTTTGGTGTTACATAGTCAGGGTTTTGCTTTTGCACTTCCTTTTCCAACTGTTCCACCCTGCGCTTAAGGTATTCCAATTCGCTCTCCGACTTCTCGTGTACCTGGCCTTTTGTGTGCTTCATTTACTTACCCTCCGATACATGTTTTAGTACAGTCAATTCTATTTCCGTTCCAGCAGCAGGAATATACCCCCAAGCAACTTTACCGCTCACAGGGCCTTTATTATCCAGCATGGCTACTTCCGTCTGTTGATGTGTTCCATCTTGCAATACCTCATCCAACATCCACCCATCCGGGTCAGTGGGGTCGACGTAGACATACAAATTTTTAGCATAATCGGGGTCTGCCTGAAGTTCCCAGCTATACGCTTGAGTGGTTACCTGCTCGCCGCGATAATAAAACGTAGTAGCCGGTAGCTGCAGTTCTAAACCATTTACAATTATTTCACCGTCAAACCATACTTTTGGGGAGCGTTTACCGCCATTTTCGCCCATTTCCAGTACACTCTTTTGTTTCACATAGTTAACTGCCATTAGCTCACCCCCATAGCGATCCAACATGCCTTTAGGGACCTCGTAACCGAATCCCCATTATGGATGTGCAGATTGAATCCTGTTACGGTTACGTCGCTGACAGAAACTTTGTACTTACTGGGGTCGGCATCATCAATAGTAGTCACAACCGAAAGTATATTAGAAAACGTAGAGGGATAAGTAACAGCTATAGTACCCACTAACCCAGCCCCAATATCGTTGATTATTGTGTAACCAACCTGCATTCTGGGGAGGCTAAAATACGAATCATCTCCACCCAACTGACATTCTACTGCTTTTATATATTGGTCATTAGGATGGTTAGTAAAAGGCATGGGGACCTCGCCAGCCACAAGCGTTACTTCATCAATATATACGACTCCAATAGGAGCATCACTATCAATGGCAGCGGCAAACACTTTTATTGTATAAGTATTCGACGGGACAACTACTGAGATAGTGAGTTCCTCATACCCATCACTGCCAGTATGATGAGCGGAGTGATGGGTGGATATTACCTCACTGGATGTATCTAGGAATTGTATTGTTGCGTGCACACCGGACGAGACAGATGTCTTGATATTAGTTGTTAGTGAAACCTTCTTGCCTTTCAATCTGTATATAACAGCGTCAATTACAGTTTGACATAACGACATTTCACTACCGACAGCATTCTTTATTAAGTTCATACATGCGGGTGCGGTTAGCCAGTATATGATACTGACATCATAACTGTTTAAAACATCGCTATTAATAACTGCCCACCCATCAGGTATACCATTATCTGAGGCCCAACCCCAAAAGTCACCATTTTTAATTATGTTCTCGTACTGTTGGGCTTGAAACATACCCATGTTAATCAATCCAGTAGCGGATATTGTTGCTGTAATTTGACTTGCATTGCCTACAACAACAATTATGTCGAACTGGTTATTTACTACTGTGGCCCCGCCCTCAGGCGGCAAATAGTCTGCCGCTGACGTTGTTGAAATAGCGTATAGAATCTCTCCTAGATCAGGGTCTATGGCGAAAAGCCCGACTTCACGGACATAAAAGCCCTGCGTTATGCCAGTATTCGTGATACTCGAAACAATCCGGCAAAGGCCCCCGCCCTCGGCCAGGACGCTGATTATGTCCAGTATCTTGAGAGGGTGAACCAGGTCGGTTAATTCTTCCAGAGTTTGCCCCTCTATAATTTGCCCGTCGCCTATTTTTACCTTTGTAAAACTTAAGGCCGTTCCTGCTTCTGCCTTTGCTTGCAGGTCACGGCCCAAATTCGTCAAAATCATGCCCGTATACTCAGCCAAATTAAATCACCTCCTGGTCATACGTTATACGTTAAATTGAAGTAGTGTTGAAAAGATAATTAATAAGTTCTTCAGCTCCGGAATATTCGTTCCATGATATGTTTTCGTCTAATAGATATGATTCATCTTGAGCAATAGTATCGTCCTAACTCGGGTATGGGCTTCCTATGGTTGTATTGTTCCAACAAGAAGCTACACCAGAATAATACTGGTTGCTATCAATATCCGGCATAATGAAGGTTAATGGGTAAATCTCCGTTTTCCTATATTCGGAAAATAATCCGCCTAAACTTGAGCCCATATTGATGGTGCGTTTTATAGTGATATTTTCAAGCCAGGACCTGGTGTTTTTTGTTGCATCTATAAGGCGCACCAAGCGATCCAGGTCCGTTTCCGCCTTAAGAGTTTCTTCTGTTTCAACTCGGAAAAAATATGGTTCCCCGCCATACTCAAACCATTCCGAAACAATAGCATTTTGAAAGATAATAGAAACAACCTGCTCCACCGCCCATTTTGTTCCTTTTCGCCGATGCCATGCTACGGATTGTTTCGCTAGATCCCGTTTTTGCTGAAGCACCAGATCCGCTTCATAGAAGTCTACGTGTTGTTGATATGCCAGCAAATCAACAATTTCCTCCGCCAACTCATCAATTCTGGGCAAAAGGATCGTTTCTGCTATCGCGGCGGAAACGGCCCGTAGTTCTGAGGAGATAGCTTCTGACATGGCTCGCACCTGGGGGTCACTTCTGATTGACTCGGGTAAAATATCTAGCAGTTTAACCGTATATATATCAATCACCTATATCCCCCCACTTATGAATAAATTTCTACCTCTAACTTTACGTATTGACCTGGTTTGTCATTTATCCACTTAACCCAGTTTTCTTTATCCGAACTCGTAAACCACGTTAATTTGGAAGTTCCCTCAATTTTTGATTCAAGGTCAGTTGGCTGAGAAAATGAAAGCACATCAGTAGTAGAATATACTCCTGATTCTCTTACGCTCGAAGACCACTCCATCCATACAATTCCTTGGTCCGTTTCACGTTCCCATCGATCTGCAGATACCTGCTCCGCATAACCAACAAAATTCCTCCCAAAACTTATGTCTGGGATCTCCGATACAGTAAAATCCGTAGTGCCATACGACCACCCACTTACTCCAAGGATAAGCGACAAGAGATATGAGTGATTGCAGTCTTGTAATGACTCAGCTATTGTTTTACCATCAAACATGTAGGCCAGAGAGGCCACCTTCACCCCAAGAGAATGGGCTAAGGTGATACTTGGGATATATTTTGTAGTAATTAATGTTGGGTTTGCATAAGTACTATCGCCGCGAGAGAAAAAACTTTCAAGCAAAATCCAGTCACCAACACCTAGATGCGTGGGTGTGCCTGCTGGGTTAAGTGTAGCAATATCACTGGATAACAAATTGCTGGGAGTCCAAGCATTCGCCATAACAGCAAGGCCTTTTAAATGGGCGTAATTTACATAAGTATTCAGCCTATCTCTACTTACGCCGTAGTCATATCCGGCCATGTCCATGAAGATGCCCTTAAAGCCCAAATTAGCGCATTGATCGATATGGTTTTTCAGATCGGCATCAGCAAGCAAAGGGATATCTTCCGTACTTCCGAGATAGGTGTACCCATACACCGTCTTTCCGTTAGAAACTAACCTTATGGCGACTTCTTGTTCTTGCGAATCTAGCTTCGTAGGATTTTCACAGATTATCATATCAAATTGAGATAACCTATCAAAACTATGATCAAGTCTGTAGAGATCGTCAACATTGAAAAGATCACCGTATTTAAAAGCAATTTTAATTAAACGAATAGTATTTGTCTTTACTGGGGCATTCAGATCTTTATAAAGATCGATGACCTCGCTTTCCCACTCACCATAAACATTCTTCTCTGCTTTTAACTCAATGACTTCCAAATCCCAAACGGTAATTTTCCCAGTATAATTTCTGGTATAGACATAAGCATAAATATACCGGGCTGACTGAGTAGGTGTATATAAAACAGAAAACTGCTGTTCATCCCATGTGCCCAGAGGAAATGCATGGTGAACCTCTTCGTATCCCCCTGAAAGTCCAGCATCAGTAAAAGTTACTCGTAGTTGGATACCCCAATCGGAATAGTTTCCGGAACCGCCGATATTATCACCTTTTGCTTTAATTCTAAATAGAATCGGGTACGTGGTGGCGATTTCTTGTCTGAGATTATATGTCAGCGACAAATAATTACTACCGGCATTTGAATCTATCGTGGCTTTATCACCTTCCAATTCCCATGATTGTCCAGATTGATGCCAGTATGTCGTATTCGTTGGATTGGAAGTAATAACAGTAGGACCGGTTAACTTTAGTAAACTCCCGTCAAATTGCGTTCTGGTATATTTACCCTTTGAAAAATCCACATTAATTTGCGCTACCATATACCCCTCCTACCCGGCGCCTTGCTTAGTTATTTTCAAGGCCTCCATAAATGACCGTAACTAGATTTTCTTTTGCTACGTGGTATTCAGAGATTTGCTGGTATACCGGGAATGTTACGACCACACGTTTAGCGCCAGCGTTTTTAATGCGGGTAATCAATTCAGATGGATCTATTGCTCGACCCATTTTAGATTTTTGCCATAGTTTGTAGTCCTCTATGGCTTGGGTAACCTTACTTTGGATACTGCCAGCAGTACTTGAATTTATAGACGATATCCAGTAAATAAGAGATATATCATAAAATACCTGTTCAGGAGCTAATACTTGAACATTATCCGTTAAGGGTCTAATTTTGCTGTCACTGCAAGTTATAAGCACTAGGTCAAGTATCTCCTGACTAGGCATTTCTCCCCCTACCAGCAGTGGCCGAATTTCAATGACTCCTGGTGAAGGACTACGAATCAAAACATCGACTATTGACTGACTAGCTGTTTTTGCCCAGTACTGATATGCTCCGGTTGGTCCAGCCACAGAAAATGATTCCGACGATTGCTGAATACGAGCAGCATAGGAATCGTCACTCTCTTCATCTACACCGCCTTCACTCTCCGTTATATTAGATACTGATGCTACCCACTGCAGAGGGTCTACAAGCTGATTCAACTCACCTGATACATAACCATTGCCAGCAATCCCTGTCTGAGTACATTCGGCCTCTACATCTACATACGACTGCCCTGCCTCAACAATAACATCCTCTTTAGTAGCAAAAAAAATACCATCCCCTGCCGTTACCCTTGTACCGGCTGGGATAGTTTGCTGTGTCGCTATTGACAACGTGAACCTTTCTGTAGTTATTGCAGCTGTGGCTGGCAAACGTGTTGTATTAGTAAAAGCACCCAACTGGTCCAAATAATCACCGGTTGAATATCCAAGTAAGTTTTGCTTGGCACTGAAGTCAATTAAAACTCGCTGCTGAACAAGAATTGGAATAATTGCCTGCAAAAAAAATCTCCGAGGGTCTGCTTTACCCAGTGCCTGGCTGGTTAGCGTTTTATAGCAATTGAGTATATCAGTCTCTATTTGCGCGGCTGATTTTTCCGCAAAACTGATTTCCGGTAAATTAAATCGCGGCAGCAACATCAGCAACCCTCACTTTCACCAAGGGCTTAAGAGTACCATTTTGACCATCTCCCTGGTAGGATACGCTTGTTACCTGTGCCCTGGGTTCATACTCACGTATGGCAGCCACAATTCGGGCGGTAATCTTAGCCTTAGCAATATTAATTGGGCCATCAACGTCAGGGCTCCATGCGAAATTACGGTTCATGGGGCAGGATATTATCGGTGTCGCCAATATCATTCGCACATTTTGAAGAATTTCTTTTACTCCGGTCGCACCAAAATCGATTTCTTCTAAAGTTTCCGTTACGTCATACTCAGCCACCTATCCCACCACCTACACGTATTCTTTTAAAGTCACCTCAGCAACACCGACCAAAACATTGCCTTGATTATCTACCGTTTGCCAGTTTTGCTTTAAGTTAGTTATAACCCATTTATCTATGCCCAGGCCTTTGCCACCAATAATCAAGATTTCTGCTTGCCCGGAACGCTCCATAATAAGTAATTTTTCCATCTCAACGCGTGGATTCATGCCGTATTGGACATCGAATCGCATCGAAAAGCTGATTGAGTCAAGCCCTGGTCCAATAAACTCAGACGGTGGTTTTTGGTTTATAACCTCATGTTCTGACCAACGACCGGCACTGCTGCGGACAAAGTTGTCAAATGTCCTAATTTTTTCGGCAGATACCTCAAAAACTATATCTCCAAAACTGCCAATTGCCACTGTTATGCACCACCTAAAGGAGGACTGGTATTACCAGCTGGCGTGCTATGAGTATGCGTTTTAAGACTTATTCCATCTGCCACTACATCACCGATTACATTTATATTGTCAGCGGCGACTATATTTACTGGTCCTGCTGCGTCAATAGTCAGGGTATGCGTTTCGCGATCATACTCAATTTTTGTGCCGTCTGAAAAGGCTACGTGTCGCTTGTTTCCATCGGTTACCGGTGTACTATCCTTTTCAGAATACAGAGATCCCAGAATGAAACCTTGAGCATTCCCAGAGGGTAAAAATAGGCACACCACCTGCTCACCGGGGTCTGGCATCCAGTAATCTTTGTTTTGAAAGGATCCCCGTACTAAGATGGGCAGGTCAAATGATACTACACTGGACCGGTCTTCAAAAGCTACTCGGGCTGTACACTTAGCAGGGTTTATTGAAGATACTATACCGACACGTATTAAGTTTTTTAAAATCGGGTCCATTAGTATCCCTCCAAACATTTCTGCAACTCCAATTTAACTTCATAGCCACTTTGCTGGCCGTGAGTAGCTTGAGTAATAATATATTTCCCGTCAAACACACCAAAGCCTAACAGGTTAACCGTCAAACCAGCCAGGTATTTGATGTCACCCATCATCGTGATTGAAAACGTTATACCTTTCTTGTTTTCCTGGCGTAAACGTTTTTTAGCTAACCTTTCAGCTTCCTTAATCGACGATACTCGTTCATTAATAACTAAAACCCTACCGATTTTCGGCGGGTTCGGTGGGGTAAATTCGTATTTTATTTTCTGTTTTTTGCCGGCGTCCTGGTATTCAACTCGACATGATTTATACAAACCACTTAAAGTTGTTCTTCCTCGATAATTTTTTATACGTGCCTGGCCCTTTATTATGGTATCAACCGGTTCTTGCTGCTCATATTTTTGTTCATCAAAAATGACTACTTGAGCATCGGAAACCTTTAAACAGAGACCGGCATCGTTACATAGTCGCAACAAGAACACCAGATCCGTTTCTTCGGTCTGCTCTATCCGGTCATATTCAGGGTCGTCATTAGTATCATAAAAAAGCTTCAGTCCAGCTCCGCTGGCGATATCCTTCGAGATTACAGACAGCTTTGTTTTTTCCCAGGCCCGGTTTTTATTCTCTCCGCGCAGGGAAGATGATTCTGGTATTGATATTGCCTTAATAGCCACAGTAGAGGGAGGATAGTTGTTTTCTATTTCATCAATTTCGAACTGCCCCAGGGAAAGCTCATCCACTTGCCCATCCTGCTCCCAGTTTTCGCGGATAACTTTAGCTTTTAGTGTGGCTCCCTTATCAGGCATCCAGGGACCAATCCAAAGCTGTTCCCGATCTTCCAGCGTTACCTGTAAATCATCAGCCTGACCACTTAAATTATCAGTGAAAGTCCAGTTGATTAAGTGAGATTGTATGTCTGTGGAAATATCTACGCTATCATATATTAACTGCAATCTCGCACGCCTGGCCTTCATCAACTACTCCTTTTCCAGGGGGGCAGGCTTTGTGTAGTTGGAATAGTAATATCAGGTACGCTTAGGCTAATATTGGCTGGGAAAATAACTATCTCACGATAGTCAGGGTTAGCTTCAATAAGCTCTGAAATACAGTATTCGCTGCCGTACACCTTGAACGATATTCCGTCCCACATATCACCCTGGATTGTCGTGTATGTATTAGCCATAGGCAACCCGCCTTTTCTGATGCGCTATATCCCCAAGCTGATCCATGAAGCTACGCTGCTGTTCTTTGAGTGCTGGAATAATTTCCGGACCTGCGCCGTGTATTACCGGGGCAAAAGTTACCTGGATATTTGTTCCGCTACTAAAGCCAGACATTTCACCGGTGCGCTCCCATATGCTACGGGAACGGGACGAACCATCAATCGGAATGGCTGCCTCCAGCCCTGGCCCGTCACCGAATATGGATGGTCGGTTGGCAAACCCTCCGAATGCATATCGCTCCATAGCTTCAGGGGTTACGCCTCCGCCACTACTACTTTTGGAGCCGCCGCCTGATAGCCACCTCCAAAATCCTTTTAGTTTGTCCCATAGTGCCCCCACTTTTTGGCCGACAGATTCAATGAAACCTGCCGCACCGGGAAATGTTCTTTTAAAAACACCCCATAGGTTATCTACTATATTTCGTATGGTATCAAAATTTTTATAAAGCAAAACACCGGTTGCAATTAGGCCACCAATAGCCATTACAACCAGACCAATAGGGTTCATGCTCATAGCAGTGTTCCATAGCCACTGAGCAGCTGTCCATGTCTTAGTTGCCGCAGCACTTAATTTACTCATTAATTGCACTCTGGTTCCCCAGGCATAGAGATTAACAAATGGAGATATGGCCAGACTGGCCGCATACCCCAATGCGGTTACGGCTATGCCAAATCCTAGTGCTGATGCAGCACCAATGACCATTACCTTAGTTAGTGTTGGATGTTTTTCTGTAAACGCTGAAACTCTTTCTCCCACTACTGATAATTTATTAACTAGGCTGTTTAATGGTGGTAAAAGTATACTACCTGTTGTGATTGCAAGCGATTCAGCTCTATTTTTCAAAAGCTGTAAGTTATTCTCTGTGGTGGCCGAACGGGCAGCGAATTCCTTCTCCATACTGCCTGCGTACTGAGTAGCGTCGCCAACCTTTTTCAGGTTTTCTTGCAACCCTTCTAGGTTTGTTAGTAACGGAGCAATGGCCCCGATACTCTCCTTTCCGAACAGCTCCGATAAAACAGATGCTTGCTTCTCTTTTTGCAGCTTCTGTAGGGCTTGAAAAACCTTAGTTATTGATCCTTCTGCATCCTCTTGCATCATAGATGCCATCTCTTTAGCATCCATGCCTAGCATCTGAAATGCTTCGGATTGGCTCTTTGTTGCTGCATCACCGGCAACAAGGGAGAGGATCATGTTTTTTATACCGGTGGCAGCTACTTCCTCTGCTACACCAGCTCCTACCATCGTTGCACCAAGTGCAGCGATTTGTGAGGCGGCGGCCCCTCCGACATCTCCCAATGGCCCTATTCTTCGCACCACATCGGATATTTTAGGAGCTGAAGCTGCAGTCGTATTTCCGAGTAAATTTATTTGATCTGCCAGGGTGTTTACCTGAGATTGATTCATTTTAAATGCAGAGCGCCACTCGGCCATAGTTTGGCCGGCGTCTTCTGCTGATATATCGAAAGCCACACCCATTTTTGCCGCTGATTCAGCGTATGCAGCGAGCTCGTCTCTACCGATTCCAGCCTGACCACCAGCAGCAACAATCTGAGCCAGACCGCTTGCAGCCATTGGTATCCTCTTTGATAGATTCAAAATATCCTGCTCCATTGTTTTGTATTGCTGTGGTGTATCAAAATTAACTACCTTTTTAACATCAGCCATGGCAGATTCAAACTTGATAGCTGCGGCAACTGGAGCACCCAGAGTAACCGCCATGGCTGCGGCATCCATCATGTTAGCCCGAGACTGGTTTCTAAAGTTCCCAACCCTATGCTGTAGGCTTACCGCCATGGAGTACCTTTGTTGTGCACGTTCAGCCTGCCGTAGTTGACTTGTCAGGCGGGCATAGGATTCCGCGTACTCTTGGGTACTTATTGTCCCAGTCTGCTGTTGCCTCTGCAGATTTCGCAAGTCTGCTCTCAGGGACGATGTCTGCTGATTTAATTGGCGCATCCGACTACTTGCGGATTGAAACATACCACCAAAAGACGATCTAACCCTACCGGCTATTTGAAAAGCTACTTCAAACATTCTACCGGCCATTGCGAACACCACCATTCTTTTTACCTAAATTTAGGTACACTTGGATCCACTCCGTTAGTTCTGGGAGTGGACGCGACAGCCAGTAAGGAACTGGAGTGGAAGTTTCAATTGACATTCTCAAGCAGGTGTCCATGAGTGCTATTCCTGGGCGTCCTCCTCGATTAAATCCATACCTAACAAAAAATCCTGTACCGTTATGACGACACTTGTAAATTCCCTGGCTGGCAAGTCAAAGATCATATCCGTTGGAACTTTAGCCGCCTTAGCCGCTACTACTGCGTTGTAGGGCTTTGAAAAATCTGTCATCGGAGAAGATGATATACCTGCAATTACTCTTGATTCGGTCTCTGCGCTAACCAAGTCCCTGCCAGTAAGGGAATCAAGGTCAAGCCTTATGTTTTCATATTCTTTGCCTTCGAATATGAAGGGCTTTCTGAATTTAATTGTATGCATTAATATATCTCCTTCTATTTTTATAGGCCGAGGGCTGAACGGACGTCTTTAAGATAATCAACTCCGTCTATCTCGCAGACGTAATTATACTTGTCGATTTCCAAAAGTTTCTTTCCATCTAACATTACCTTGACATAGATAACTTCAAGCTCATTTGATGCATCGGACTTGGCTCCCACGTCCAACTTTCCAAGTTCGGTCTTTTGTGGCAGACACCGCACAACAACCTTTAGAGGAACTATTTTATACTCTCCTGCTCCAGAGTTAAGAACCTGGATGGCGCCCCTGAAATCAAGGCTATGCACTCTCTGTTGCGCAAGGATTACCGTTGGCTTGGTAACCGTGCGCCAATTTATTTTGATACTCATCTTTCCGAAGTGCCCAAGTACTGGGCTCTCCACTTCGCCAGCTATGCCGGCGCCCTTTATGGTCTCTGACATGGCCTCGATGCTGGGCAACTCCACGTCAGCTACTCCCAATAAATCGACCCCGTCTTCGTATACGCGAAAATTAATTACCTTTTCAGGTACCTGGTTCATTGCCTTACCTCCTATTCAAACAGTGCATTGAGGTAGTTCACGTCAAACTCAAGCACAAATTCCATGTCTTCAGCTGGTGTGGGTGGGGTCTGATAAATATGGAACCGGACGATCCCATTAAGTAAATCAGTAACCGGGTTTTCGTCCTGCTGGAATTCTACCCTGCCACCTAGCAGCGCACCCCTGGCAGTGAGGCCGTTCAGCCAGATATTTAGGCTGTCAACTACAGTATCAATGAGCCGCTTATTGGTGGGGTCATCAACCTTTTGCCAGAAGGTCAGGATAATTGTATTACCAACCCAGTTAAACATACGCCTAACGGGGATAAAGCTATCCTTCACGTCCGTGTTTCCAGGATAAGCCCCGGTTCTATTGCCCCAAAGTTTCCAGCCTCCGATAAAATTAAGAGCCGTAACAATGCCCTCACCGTTTAGATATGCGGCTTGAGCGGGGTCTAAAGTAACCTCTGCTCCGCTACTAATAACGGCACCGGCGGCCTGGAGGTTTTTGTTTGAGGGACTGATATAAGGAATATCATCGTTTTGACCGTCTACTTTACAGACCAATCCTGCAAACTGGGTGGAAAGGTGATATGTTTCATCACCCAGCTTCACCTTTGGCCAGCAAACTACCTGTAGAGGGTCGGTATAGCTGTTGTTATTTTTCCAAGCCGGTACTTCGGCGTAAAGATCGGCACCTCCAGCAGTATCATCCACATCGGTAATGGCTATTGCCTTAAATAGACCGTTTATACTTCCAGCCTTTGCGGTCATTACAGCTGCTACAGCGGAGTCGTGAGACCAACCAGGGGCCAAAATCTGACCAGGCACCAAACGGAATAAAGGAAATACCTTATTAACTAACTCAAGGCCGGTATATGCACCGGTTGTAGCGTCCACGCCGCCGATGATATCGGTACTATCAACCATAGTGGGGTCAAGGTAGTCATAAGTAACTACTAAAGTGGCCTGGGCCTCTCCGATAGCACCTCCGACAATACGGGTAATGATAACTTGTCCTTCATCATCGAAAGCTGCAGTGTAGTCAGTGTCTTTTATTAGCGGCTGGCCTGCCTCAAGAAGCTTGACAACAAGTGCGCTCAGTAATACGCCCTTTACAGTAATGATAGCAACATCACTGGTGATATTAATTGTCGCGTTAGTGGTGGTCTTTTTATGTGTGACCGGGTCAAGTACATTGATAAATACCACCGGAGCCACGCTAAATAGAGCAAAGTGAGATTTCATAAATTCACAAAGCGTGTAGCTTTCCCAATCAGATGAATAACCAAGAGCTTTAACAGCCTCCGCGTATGTATAAGCCAGCATTGGCTTATTGACATAAGTCTGGTCTGCGGCTAAGTTAATCGGAGCCGTGCCCGCTACTACAGGTAGGCCTGCCGCCACTCTTACGGGCGGAATAACGGAAGTTGGAACTTCGGAAATAAATACACCATGCTTATATGTCAACGGCTAACACCTCCCTTGAAGCATTCAATTATCTGCCCGAACCAAACATTCTCAGCAGATCCGGTCTTTGATATTGCCAGCATTGTTTTATTTAGGTCACTTGCAGGCACAAACAGCCTCTTAATGGCCGGGCATTGCTCAAAATACTTGTTTAAATGTGCAGGAAAACCGCCTCGGTAAACAGTATGTTGGGTCAAAACTCCCCTCGGCAATGTCGGGCCACAATAAATTAACGGCATTTTTTCATTAATTGAAGACATCTTTTAGGTATCCTCCTTCCTCCTGGATGGATGGAATTGTTACATTGAGCGTCAAAAAAGCCACCCACTCAGGATATGGCTGCTCCTCGGGCAGCTCGGTTTTGATCGGATACTCAATTTTAAAAGGCCCACCTATGAACCGCTGTTTTAGGAGAGCCTCTTTAATCCGGGTGATTACGTTAACGCAATCCCGCCAGCCGCCCTGCTCGTCCTCGCTGTAGGTGCCAGCAATGACCCGGACAGTCGCCGTATTACTTTCACTTGTGTCAGTATCATCCAAATAACGAACAATAACGTATGGAAAATCAGGTACTGTTTGTTTTTCCTTAGGCTTTTTTTCTTTAAGATAGCCGGATATTACTTGCGGAGCTTTCTTAATTCCCGGTATATTTGATTCAAGCTCAAAATTAACTACCACCAACGTAATAAATTCAATTAATTTGTCAACTAAAATAAGAGGTGTCATTAGTCATCTCCTAATAGGCGGTTTATTTCGTGATCAAGACGTTTTTCGAGGGTTTCCTGTGCTTTACTTTCGATATATTCCCTAACTCCATCCTCTCCTAACATCTCCGGTACTGCTGGGCCGTAGCGCTCGACTATTGGAAATCTTGCCCTACCGACACGGTTATAAACACCGATTCTGCCGTTACGCATTTTAGCAACAAACGCACCCATAATGGTACCGCCTTCACCCCGTTTTACCCTGACGATAATCTGTTTTTTTCTTTTGGGCTGTGGTTTTTTGGGGTTTACTTGGAATTTTATTACCGGCATAGCCGGACCGCGGGAAACAAATTCAGCCATAAGATCGCTAGGACTAGACTTTTTTACCTTTACTGTGTCCATGATATCTTTATTTTTAATATAATACGTTTCGCGCACCTTCCGGGCAGCTTCGGTTTTTGCCACATCAATAGCCCGGTTAATCGCACGAGACACAGCCTTTGGGACAGCACCAGGTATGTGACCTAAAAGCCTTTCTATATTTTCCATTTGCCCGACATCGACTTCTATCATGTCTCATTCGCCTCTAGGGTTATTTCAAGCAGTCCCATGACTTCTGTTGAGTCGGAAACTAAATACAATTCGCCGTCTACCCGGACATGTTGACCAACAACTGGTCGGTCAGGCAAATCTGCGGATTTTATAAATAGTTTTTTTATGCTAATATAAACTCCGTCAGCAGTCTGCCCTTTCTGAAAAATATCGTTGTCAAAAACACAGGTAACCTGCTCTCCGTCAATGTTGTGCGTGTCGGCAAACTCGTCAGTATTAAGAAAAACAGCCGTATCTAGAGCTAATTGGTCCTTAAATCCCATTACTTATCACCAGACTTAATTAAATCGTCAATATTAATATTTAAAATGTCTTCTTCGGTGTTTTCTTCCGTTTCTTCCGGTTCTTCGGTGTTTTCCGGTTCAGTATTTCCAGCTGGTTCTTTTACTGCTTTTTCAGCCGATTTTTCAACCACAAACGGGATATATTTTTCGATAGTACCGTTAGAACCAGCAATCAAACGGGCCTCTTCTGCCTTGGAAAGGCCCGTAATAATTTTACCGCCCGGCTGCCCAGGGCCGTAAACGATGCCGTTGCGCCGTACTTTAAAACGATTAACGATAACTGCCATTATTTCACCTTCAGTACATACCAGGAGTCAACATCATCAGGCTTAGGCAGTGGCCTGGACGCAATACGAACCAGCTTCATGTCATTATTGGTGTCAGTCCATACCTTCGGAATACGGGTACCTTCGTAGGTATGAAACTCTTTATCTACTTCTTCCACCTGAGTAACAGCACCATAGAGCCTAGAACCTAAACCAGTGCGGCCCATAATCAGGTAATCATCCGGCATCATCGGGTATTCAACGTCATCGTCGTCAAGGAACCACTCATCGTAGGTGTAAAGTTCAAGGCCCAGGGATGCGATAGTACCGATATAGGTTATGCCGTCTTGCTGAATGCGGGGCTGGATTGTACCAATGGTAAGGTTCCTGATATCGAGTAACGTTTGGACAGCTAAGTTATTGATGAATAAGTCAGCCACATTTCCGGCCATAATACCAACGTTAGGATTCATACCTGCAGCCTGAATTATTGCCAGACGGATACGCTTAAGGTCGGCGTACATATCGCAAGTAGACTGATCCCAGGCATCGGCACCGGATAAGGTTTCCTTATTAGTAAACTGGTAATCAACGGTATCCTCGACATAATCGGTACCACCAAACTTATCAATCCAGCCTTTAATTGTTACGACACCATACAGCAGCACTTGACGACAGAACCATTCCTCACGGCGAACAATCATATCTTCAAGCTCAACTAAATCTCTGCCCAGCAACTCCATTGCCCGCTGTGCCGGGGTTCTGGTACTGTATATATTTTCACCAATCATACGGTTATTTAAATCATTCTTGGTCAGCAGCCTTTGCGGTGCAACGTAAGGAGTCTGCCAGGTGTCAGTTTGAAAGCCCTGGCGACTAACTGTAATACCGCCACTATTACGGGCTACAAATGGTGCCATTCTACGCTTACCCTTACGGAAATCAACGTCAACTTTCTCATTTACAAATGTTTGGATATTTGGGAAAAATGTATCACGGAGAAATGTTTGCTTGGGCATCATCTTTTCAATGGCCCGCATCATTGTCCTGGTTTCATAGATATTTATGGTCAATTTAGCTTACCTCCTAGTAGGTAATATTGTCGCTCAGAATAATATTAAGATCTCTGAGCGCTACTTCGTGATCATCGGCAGTATCCTCACCACCGAAAATTAAGGCCTCACGGTTAAAGTGCCCGCTAATATAAGCTTCGGTAATAACGTCAGCATCGGTAGTGTCAGTATCTGCAATAAGAACACGTTCTGCCACTTGACTACCGTCAACACTTGTACTGTCAACAACCTTGTATTTACCGCTTCCGGCAGCTACGGCAATAGTAAATTTGTCACCAACAATAAAATCAGTGGTACCGTCGTTAATTTTAAAATTAATAGGACCGGCATAAGCAGTGCCTACAGTAGCATTGGTAAGTTGCATATTATCAGGATCCACAACGCTAAAAGTACCACCATTACCCACTGCAGCAGTGCAAGTCATAGTGTATGTGCCTATTTTAGCAGTTGCACCAAGCGAAACGTCTGTGCAAGTGCCGTTACCAGTGCCAGTTTTAACCGGTGCACCAATAGCCTTAGTTATTTTACCTAAAACGGTCCCACGCTTAATAACTCCTTGACCAGTAAGTAGCGTAACCGGCTTAACGAGAACCGGTACATCGAGACTTGCAAATAAATTATCAGGTACGTATGTACCCAGATTACTAAGAAGTTGCGCCATCTTATCTCCTCCTTTGATTGGCAGAGTTTGCAATAAAGTCTACTGCATCATCTACCTCTTTGGCTTCATTCTCTTTGCCCTGGTTTTGCTGACCTTGCTGACCAGGTATTTCATTAGCTTTAGATTTGGCATTATCTGCAGCCACGTCATTAAGATACTGGCGGCCTTTTGCAGCATCGTTTTTAAGAGACTGGAATGCCAGCTGCTCAGCAGTCATAGGCTCTTCATACTTAGCCTTATTTACCAGTTCCGGGGCTATGGTATTGCTGATTTCGTCGATAGACTTGATCCGGTTTCGTTCGTCCTTTGCCCCTTCTTCCTTTGCTGCAGCAACAAGCTGATTAACTAAATCAGGGAAGTGTTGCCTTAGTTCGTCTACGTTTTTGATTTCCAATGGTTCATCCTCCTTTGATTTATTTGTGATAAAGTTTTCCGTTAGGTCGGCAGGTTTTTCAATAAAATTCCTGACTTTATTTATAACTTCCTGTGGCAAAACAAAGGTACTTCCAAGACTAGCAACTAACTGGTTGTTATCATCAAACATAACTTCATCAGCAAAGCCATATTCCACTGCTTGCTGAGCATTAAGCCATGTTTCTTTATTCATTAACTCAAGCAGTTTTTCTTGCTCCAGGCCGGTCTTAAGCATATAAGCATTTGATATTGATTTATTGTAATTCTTTAAGACTTCAGCGCTGTGCTCCATCGCCCGATAGTCGCCGCTTGCAAAAGAAGCTACATTATGCATCATAATCTGCGCCGGAGGTGAAATTAATACTTTTTTGCCAGCCATAGCAATAACGCTTGCTGCACTTGCCGCTATCCCAACGATTTTGACGGTGACATTCCCCTTATAATCCTTTAGTGCTGTATATATTTCGGTCCCTGAGAATACATCTCCGCCGCCACTATTTATTTCTACTTCCAGATCTTCGCCGTTAGCCTCAACCAAAGATTTTTCTATATCTCTGGGGCTTGTGGCATCTATACCGAACCATTCATAAATCCTTTTGACTCCACTTGAAACTATTGGACCCTTAATCTGCACCTTTGCCATTATTATTACCCCCATCGGTCTGTGTCGCGGCAGCAGGCTGATTTAATCCCGCCTGCTTCATTAGCTCGTTTTCACGCTGCAACTGCTCAATATTTCTGTCAAAATCACCACCGGTAAGCTCAATCGTCTCCCTCTCCCTAGTACTGAAGCCATTTTCCACCCGAAACTTAGCAGCCTGTACCTCTTTAGTTGGGTCTATCTGCCCAGGAGCTGGACCATGCCACTCAGCCCTTGCCCAGGCCTTGGCTATTAGCTGGTCATTGAAAAAACCAGGAGCTATAATCCTGCCCCTGGCTACTGCTTCATAAAGCCATAATTCATATACCGGCTGACAAAAGTCATTTGCAAACCATGTCCGAGACATCTTAAAAGATTTCCAAGCCTCCAGGAGTGCTGCCCTTGATGCCGAATAGCTAGATGTAAAACTTTTTAGTAGCAATTCGTAAGGTATCTCCAAAGCAGCCCCGATATGACGGGATATAGCGGTAACAAAAGCATCAAAATTTGTTGCTGGCCTTTTCGGATCAGCTATATCAACATCGTAGCCAGGAGGAAGGGAGTTGATTGTCCCTGCACCCAACTCAAAATCATTGGGGTCAATACTGACCTTCTCTGTCTCGGGCACTGCCTCGGCCAAAGCAAAATCAGATACCGGAGTTTCCCCCTCTTTGATAAATACCGTAAAAAATCCGGTGACAATAGCTGCCATCAATTCTGCCTCGGTGTAGCGGCTAATTTGTTTTATCGCTTCAAGTACCGGTGCTAAAAATGGTACACCCCTATACTGCTCACAACGTTCTGCCTCCATAATTTGTAGTATGTTTGGCTGACCGGTTTTCTCCCCGAAAGCCTCAACCCTTGTCCACTCATATTTCCATTCGGGGTTTGCCGGGTCGTAGGGATAGTGACTTGAAATCCAGTAGGCAACAATTGCACCCTCTGAATTAACTTCCACGCCACTGTATATGCGGTTGCCGTTATCTGGATTTATGCCCTGCATCCCATATGATGAGAACGTGTCAGGTGTACTTACCCTGTCTGCCTCAAACAAGTGAATGCGTAGCGCATAGGGGAAATATCTTTTTATCTCACCCTGCTTTATGGCCGCCCATCCGTCACCGTTTAATAACTTAGAAATAAATAACTTTGATTGCATTTCGTAAAAATTATCCAGTCGCAAAATATCGCAGAATTTAGAATCTGCCCAAAGTGAAAATTCTCGCTCGACACTTCTTTCCCATTGGTCGGCTTGCTCTCTAGTGATACCCAAAAATTCGTAGTCGATGCGGCTTTTAAGTCTTAGTCCTGCCCCAACCACATTTGTCCTAGGGGTAACGATAGCCGACCGGCCCAGTGCACCACCCATAAACAAATCCCTTGACCGCTGTCGAAGGGTATCCAGATTCATGTCGATATCGGCCTGGGGACTACTACTGCTTGCCCGCCAACCCTTCATTGATTTTTTGCGCATCGATGCGCCCGATTCGGAATATCCCGAGTTTAAAACTTCAAGGGTTTTACGTGCTGCTGTGCGCTCCAAGGCTTTTCGGGGATTTAAAAACGCTATCGCTCTGTCGACTATATTCAATATCTCACCACCTAAATGTCACGCAGGACTATGCGCCTAGCCCTGCTAGCTGTGCTACCACTTGCCTGAGCTTCCAGCATCTGAACATGGCCTTCCAGTTCTTTTATCGCGGAGCGTATTTGCGCCAGGTCTGCACGCTTCAAGGAACGCGAACCAATTGTATATTCTTGCCCGGTTAAGACAGCCATTTCAGCCTGATAATAAGCGGCAAGGCGGTCTTTAGCTAATTGAAGTCTGTCTGTAGACATAAAATCACCGTCTTTAATAATAATCCGATGTTTTTTGGGCACTTCCATAACGCTTTTGAGGTGCTTTACTTGCTGACTTAGGACTGCTGTTTTGTTGCCCCAAACCAACCTCCTTAAGCCGTTTTTCTAAGGCTTCAAAATTTGGTTTAAGCAATTGCAGTGCTGCTAAAGCATATACCCGTAAATCAAGCGGCTCGTTTCTTTTGTCCTTAGCTATGTTTTCCCATGCAGTTACTGTCCGGCCCTTCTCTTTTCTTATGACCTGCTTTTCTGAAATTAATCCCTTAAAATATATTTGGTCATAACCCCGCTCTTCCTGGAGTGGGAAGTGGCAATACTTCGGGCCAGGTTTTTTTATTTTTAGTCGCTGCATGGTAGAGGTTTTACCAGAGTCTACGCCAAGCATGATTAGCGGCAACTTATACTTATTATTCCGTGAAATTTTATGTACCAGAGGTATTCCGGAACCGCCCTGGCCCTTGATCGGAAATACTCTCTTTTGCAGTCTCTCACCGCAATACTTATAAACATCTTCCGTGAAGTGACCGCCTGAGTCTATGCAGGTGCAGGCTATTACCAGACCGGTGCTATCTGAAAAATTCCATACCCTAGAAAGCTTATCATCCAGCATTAGCCAGGTTTTCTTATCGTCCGGCTTGCCCCAGATGATACCTTTTTCAATTCCCCAAGATTCTTCGCCGTGCCCCCAGCCTATTACTTCATATTCCAGCCTGTCATTCTGAGTATCAACGGCCATCGTGATAATCAAAACACCATCAGGGAGATCGGCTTTATATTCTTCTCGCCGGTCAAGCAAGATGCTCTCGTCGTCAATTTCTCCACGCTCTTCCCATGTTTCTCCCAGGACGGTATTGACAAAAACCTTAAACCGTTCCGGGTCTTTCTTTGACTCTAAAAATTCTTGGATGATCCGCTTCCAGGAATACCACGGAGATACAAAAGAATTCATCCGAAAACTTCTGATACCGTTTTCTATGGCCATTTGATTTTCAGCAATCCATATGGCTGGGAGTTTTTTGGCTGCATATTCATCGTATTCCGCTAGGCAGGATGGGCAGCGCCATTTTACATCGTTCACGGTATAAATTATTTTGCGGTTTTTTTCATGCTTTTCATAATCAAACTGAATATCCCGCAGTGTTATAAAGTGATACTCACCGCATTTAGTACATAAAATACACCATTTTTCTTGGGTACCAAGTTCGTACTCCTGTTCGATACGTGAGACTCCCCTTATCGTAGGGGTAGAAACAAATATTTTTTTCCGATTCCAGAAGGTAGTTGTCCGTTTTTCAGCCAGGGCAATGGGATCGCCTTCGCCACCGGCACTGTCAGGATATCTGTCAACCTCATCAGCTAGTAGAATGCGAATAGGTCTACTAGCTAAACCAGCCGGAGAGTTTGCACCCCCCATAGCCAAGAAACCACCGGGGAAAACTTTCATCAAGATTGTGTTATTAAGGTCTCTGGTTTTTGAATCGGCCACTCTTGCCGCTAGGGCTTCTGTATCGTTAATCATTGGCGTGATACGCCGCTTAGAGTAATCCTGTGCTACTTCAATGGTTGGCTGAATCATCAACAAAGGACCTGGATCAATATCTATAAAGTAACCTAAGGTATTGTTTATTATTTCTGACTTACCAACCTGGGAGCTTGACATAACAATAACCTTTTCAATCTTTGGGTTAGTGATGCAATCCATTATCTCACGCTGGTAAGGCGCCCTATCTGTGCGCCATTGGCCAGGCTCCGCAGCGTTTTCAGATGATAACTTCCTATACCGGTCTGCCCACTCGCTTATAGTAAGCTTTGGCGGAGGGGCTGCCGCTTTAAATATCCTGCTGTATAACTTCGTCGTCTTCCTCTTCAATAGCATCACCCCCGGCAAACATGGCCGGGTCATATTCGCTTAGCTCAGTCAGAGCTTCCAGCAATTCAATGTTGATAGTCTCGCTTATTTCAGCCAGATTAGTAACACCAATAACTTTCGGAGATACCTTTTGTGGTATAGAAAGTATACGGGTTCTAAATGTCACTAGCATATTGGTCATAACCAGTTCTATATCGGCGGCATCGTGCATCTGATTCTTTAGTTTAGCCAGCTTTATCTCGGCCATCTCACGCTTTGCTTTTTCGTGCAAGGCTTTCTCTTCCCAATACTGGGCGGTTGCTCCTTCTTCGTCTTTCCCCGGCTGGTTGACACGCATGTAATCAACATATTTTTTGATGTTTTGCCGCAATAAAAAACGCCCTGGTGCTTGTTTATCCAGGACGCCTTCTTTTGCAAGTTGATTTACGCGCTGACGCGTATAGCCCAACAATTCAGCCATTACGTCAGTGTTAACAATTACATCAGATATATCTTTTTTAACATTTACTGCCACAAACAACACCTCTATTTTGGAAAGAAAACCTCTTAAAAAAATTTTCATACCTAAACGAATTCCGGGGCTCGCCAGCCC